GTCACCCATACGACAACATAACATTTACCACCTACATAAAGTATGAGAATAGCGGGTGTGGATTACAGTTTGCGGTGCCCAGCCGTATGCATTTTTGAAGGAGACAAGAAGTTCTGCATCTCCAAATGCACCATGCACTTCATGTCGGGCACAAAAAAATACAATCAAACTTTTTCACATAATATACATGGAACTCTCATGCAAGAACACAAGCATGAATGTCAACGCTATGGTTCCATATCAAACTGGGCTTTGAATATTTTAGAAGACTGTGACTTTGTGTGCATTGAAGATTATGCGTTCACTGCCAAGGGTAAGGTGTTTCATATCGGTGAGAACACAGGTATCTTAAAGTACAGACTATGGGAAAAGAAGATTCAATATAAGACTGTTCCTCCAACACAGATAAAGAAGTTTGGAACAGGGAGAGGCAACGCAAAGAAAGAGGATATGTATGCTGCTTTCAAAGCAGAATGCCGTTTGGATTTGCAAAGAATTTTTAGTGTCGCCACAAATCAGATTAAAAGTCCAATAACAGATATTACAGATTCATACTATATCTGTAAATACGGACACTACATAAACTATAACCAATAAATGTGATACTTTAGACCTTTACAGCAGAAGAGAAGAAATCTCCCTGTTCTGGGAATTTGTTATTGTTCCATTTTTTGCTGTCTGGTATTGGTGTGGGTAAAGAATCGCGTGTCAGTTCTAGTCTCATACGATATCCATCTCGTATTTGTAAATGATGTCTAATTGCGCTAATGATATATTTACCGCTCATATACTTATCTAGCCAATCTATAAAGGAATTTTGTTTCTCCTCGAATGAGGGTACAGTAAGTTTGATAACTTGCCCCACCCGAATTTTAGAGTTTCCAGGCAAAGTAAACTGTAGTTTAGCACCTTCTATCTGTTGCATCTGAGCATTGCGCTTTAGTACCCACTCCTGATACTTGTCATTGTCTGCATACTGATTTTCGTTTCCATACATCCACTTGTGCTTGGGGTAATACTTGAAATTGCTTAGTGCATGGGGGCTTAGGTTGTCATTGTTTGCTGCAACCAAAGGATGCTTTTCGATATGATCTGCATTAAAGAACTCTTCATTATATGCATAATCAACCTGTCCCCATTGTTTTCTTACAATATCGTGAAACAAAAGTCTAGAAGCATAAAAACCATTTTCAATATTTTTCATGGTATTATGATATTCCATCATTAAAAATTCTCTTACAGTTCTATATTCTTTCAATAAATCTCTTGATGCCGGAGATGAATTTCTATCTGGTCTAGTTTGTGGAAAGTATTCGTACTCTCCGATAGGTTGCTGTTTAGCAAGTTCAGCAAATGACTTCATCTTAAATCCTTCAAGATCTTCATAAAAAATAAAGTTGCAGTTCTCTTTATTGTCTGCATCAATTGCTCTGGTAGTTAGCCAGTTAATTGCAGATAGTGGACTCCAGTATGGAATAATAAACTTGTGGCGAAACATGGTCTTTGCCACATCAAAGTTCTTTTTGCTGTTGCCTGTGTAGTCCATTTTTAGATATTCTGTGTAAATTTTCTTTATAATTTCATCAACCCTTCCTTCATAAGCCTTACTAATCTTTGTCTGCTGACTCTTTACAAACTCTTCTGATACAAAATATAAAGTATAGCGTAAGGCTTTGTCGTTTTCTTGCGGTTCTCGCTCGCTAATTTTGTAGACTCTAAAAGTTCTCGTTACTGTTGTGTTTCCATATAAATTATCAAAAAAAGGAGTCTTGAAACTAATTTCTAGTTTCTCTCTTCCACATAGACTAAAATGATAGATTAGATTCAGCGAATCCAATATGGTAATTTGCCCGCTCAAGCAGTTGGTGTACATATCTTCAAATATTTCAATTTCATCCCACAACTTTGTGATGTCTTGTTCATTTCCACTTGCATAAGAAATAAGTTTTAAACTCAATATATCAAAGTGATTTGTGGTATTACTCATGATTAAAACTCTTCATTTAGTATCTCTTCAAACTTGTTTGCTATTTCTGAAACAATTTCTGGTGCGGGAAGTCTAATTTGCCTACGCTTTTCATTTATATTGGTTTCATACTCTAAATTAGTTACTGCTTTGATTGTTTGTGCTTCTGTTCCACCAGTAACATACGCACCGAGTAGTGTTTTATCAAATGGAAGTATAGTGGATCTTCCATAATGATCAGGAGTAGAAGTTTTTTGCACTTCTTCTCCATTTTGTATCAGACCGCTATAAGTTGCAAGCGGAGCAAGTCTATTTCCTAAATCATCCTCAAAGTGATGTACTGCTTCGGTGTTTAGTTGGATGCGACGAATTTTACCACTTGCGGTTGCTTGTTCTCCACCAGTTATTGCAAACCCCACAATATCGTCCTCTTCAAAAGAACCATTCTCATCTACTACTACTGCTTTGTTCATGGTTCTATCCCAACACACAACATAGGCGCTTTTACTTGTGTCTAAATACGGTCCCGTGACCGGTCCCGTGACACCGAATACATGGTATCCTTCAGTAATTTTGTGATCTTTTCGTTTGCGTACAGAAGGTAGTGGACTTTCCTTTACAGGATGCATCTCTAGTAGAAATGCATTGCCTGGATATTTGTTCTCACAATATTGCAAAAACTCATGGTATGGAATTGGCCATTCGTAATATGGATTGTGTATTTCATTAAATAACAAAATAATCCAATGTAGTTCAGAGTCACCGTATAGTTTATGAGCAATGATATCAGGACGATCTATGTCTTTTACTGTGTATTCGCCAAACAAAGAACCTTCAACTGCTTTAGAATTGATACGAACTCTTCGTAAAATATCTACAGCAACTTGAAAGTTCTTGTTGCCTTTAACATCGTAGTAGAAGTTCGGAAACTTGTTGAAGTATCCCATTAGAAACCTTTCTCTATGTGATCTCGGTGTAGGGGTTCTACTTCTTGGAATCCCATTGATATTGTAATGTAGACAGGCGCTCCGTCTTCAAACGAAACAAATCCAGTCTCATCACCATATGTAACATCAAATTTTGTACATACAAGTCTTCGGAGTCTTTGTAGATATGGGTTTTCTCTACCGTTTATAAAAAATTGAAGTTCCCATTCAGATGGAACATTAAACTGCGTTTGGCTGGATAATGTAGGATGAGAATGCCATCTGCAAGTTTTAATGATACTGTTTACCATTTCAGTTTCTTGAGCACTTTTAGGAGCAAAGGTATACTCGAAAGTGAAAGTGCGTTCTTTAATTTCTTTAAAAGACACTTCTTTATTTGGATTTTTGGCTTTACCTTCTTTTAATAATCTGTTTTGTTCTCCACCAGGTGACAACATATCTTTTAATGAGTTCACCCCACCTTGCAACATACCAGAAAGAATACCACCCCATCCTCTACGCTCAGATTCAACATTTTCATATTCTGCGCTCATCCCAATTTCTATTGATCCTGGAATATAAAGAGCGATGCTTTCTTGGGGAGATCGTGCAACTTGTCCTGCAATTCTAGTGGTTGCTACAAACGATTCATTGCTTTTTGATTTTCTTTCATTAAATCCTGCAAGATCAAACAAAGAACCAGCAGCATTTACAATAGATCCTGGAGTTCCTCCCAATCCAGCAGATATAATTCCGAATAAATTTCCTTTTTTATTTGATGCTTTTACACTTGTTTGAAATGTTGCTGGCTTATCTGCATATGCTGTGAGAAGAATAAAGTTTTGCATAACTTCTGTACCAACCTCGATGGGATATTGCATGGTTGCAATGGTTCCTGCTGGAGTTTCCACTCTTTCCAATTTAGCGAATATACCACTGTTTAGGCCGTCGTTTAAGAGTCTTCCACGATTGTTGTTTGGCATTTGTTCTCCTACCCTACATAGGTATGTATGGCATACAAGGGAAAGTATACACCGGTTAATTCTTCTAAGTATCGTGGAGACTCCACAAACATCATATATCGCAGTCTATTAGAGCGTCGATTCATGGTGTATTGTGATACTAATGCAACGATCAATTGGTGGGCATCCGAGGAACTGTATATCCATTATATATCCCCGATAGATGGCAAGCGGCATAGATACTTTGTTGATTTTGTTATAGGCATTAGCGATGCCAATGGTCAAGAACAGACTATTATGGTGGAAATCAAACCGTATCGTCAATGTAAAGCACCAAAGATACGGATATTCGAGGGTAAAGTAGATCGCCGCAGGCGCGACTACCGAGACTATGTGCGAAGTGTGAAGGATTGGGGTATCAACTCTGCTAAATGGGCAGCAGCGAATCGGTATTGTAAAGAGCGAGGATGGATATTCAAGATCATCACCGACAAGGATTTGAAACCATAATGGCAAAAAACAAGAAAAACATCTATGAAGACTTGTATAGAGAATATACTCGTGCTTTGAAGGATGACAAAAGCATTGAAGCAGCCATGATATGGTTCTATCGAGAGATCAGAACGCTATACGGATCGACTAGCAAATCTCTTGTTCCCTTTCTCTCTGCAATGGAAGGCACTAAAAAGATTAGTGCAGAAGATATTGGATTCGGAAGACTATACTTGTTCGAGTACCGAGCAAGCAGACAAGAAGATTACTATGATCGTTTCCCTGTAGTACTTCCCTTCACAATTAAGAGTAACCATATTGTAGGATTCAACCTGCACTACCTACCACTCCGATATCGGTTACTTGCTATTGCTGAGATGCTGTACAAGGCAGATTCTAGATTTCCACCAAGCGAAAAGCGTCTAACTAAACTGGACTACGACTACATCAATGGAACATCTTTGAACTTTATGCGTGTTGCTGTAAGAACCTACAAACTCAGACGCATTCGTTCTATAGTTGGTGAAATTCCCTTAACAGGATGGATTACCGCATCTTTACTTCCTGTGGCACAATATAGGGGTTCTGTTAGAACACAGAACGCCGTGAACGAAGAAATGCTGAAGCAAATCAAGAATATTTAAAAGGAGATACCATGCGTATTGACAAGTTTATAGCGGCTATATCAAAGATTAAACCACTAGATGCTACCCGATGGGGATTGTTCATAGGCAGGCCTGGCATGGACAATGAACGATTGAATCTTACCGTTCGTAATGTTTCAGTACCTGGTAGAAAGTTGTCAGGAAATGATCTTGAAATCTATGGCCCTAAACGAACCATTGCAGCAAGAGAAGAGTTCTCGGACGACCTTTCTATGGAATTTTTGCTAGGGCAGGATGGTTACGAGCGTGATATCTTCAATAGGTGGATGAATCAGGTTGTTGATCCAAAGAGTGGAAACCCAAACTATTATGTAAACTATGTGTGCGATCTTGGGTTGCAGCAATATGACAAGAAGGGGGTACTACGATATGCTTGGAAGTTCTATGAGATATACCCCACCGAAATTGAAGCAATAGACTTTGCGAACGAGGCTGGAGATGGAAATTTCGTTACCGTGAAAGTCAAGTTTGCATACAAGAACTTTCTGGCATCTGGAGTCGTTCCTTTGGAAGAAGTGCAAGACAGGATCGAACAGATGCGTATACAACCTCCTACTAGCCCTACTAGCAAGGATATGGCGTTTCGTGTAAATGGGAGGGTATGGCGGAGGGGGAGTGAGAATAGGGGGAGAAGGTGGGTTGGTGAAGATGATAGAGGACCAAGCATACTAGGACCTGGTGGTGCAGAGGGTGCAATTCCATAACGCAGCATATATAACAAGAGTCGCATTATTGCAATGCGTGATTGACAGTTTTAACAGGACAGGAGAATAATATGGCATTACCGATCATTGGAACACCGACATACGAAACCAAACTAATATCCACTGGCAAACAAATCAAATTCAGACCCTTCTTGGTGAAAGAAGAGAAGATTCTGCTTATGGCATTGGAGTCCAAAAAGGACAAGGAAACCATAAGTGCGCTCCGCACCATCATTAGCAATTGCGTTCAGACACCAGGATTTGATGTAGATGAACTACCTCTGTTTGATATTGAGTGGTTGTTTTTACAACTCAGATCAAAGTCAGTGGGTAATATGGTGGAACCAATTGTGAAACTTGAGTGTGGTGCAGAAGTCAAAGTTCCTCTAAATCTAGACGAGATTAACCCAAAGATCACAGAGAATCACACCAATACAATCACGGTATTTGAAGACAAAAAGCGCAAGATAGGAGTCATCATGCGGTATCCAAAACTTGATCTTGCAACTCGTATGTCTGGAAAGGGTGTAAAGAGTGGTGATCTAAGCAAAGATCCCATGCTTGCATTTGAAGTGGTCAAAGAATGTGTAGAGTACATTTTTGAAAATGAAGAAATGCACGCTGCGGAAGATGTTGGTGCCAAAGAGATTGATTCGTTCTTGGAATCGCTAACACAAGAGCAGTTTGTGAAAATCACTGCTTTCTTTGAGACTATGCCAAGACTAGAGCATGAAGTACAAATCTTTAACCCCTGCACAGAACAGAAGCAGTTTGTTGTTCTAAAGGGACTCCAAGATTTTTTCCAGTCCTCCTCTGTCACGACAATATCATAAACATGATGAATACAAACTTTCAACTCATGCAGCACCACAAATATTCGCTGACTGAGTTGGAAGAAATGATGCCGTGGGAGAGGGCGATATATGTACACCTTTTGGTTGAGTGGGTGAAAAAAGAGAATGAGCGCATCAAGAAGGAGAATGAGCAGATGAAGGCTCAGGCTGCCAAGGCTAAGTCCGCAGGCAGAGTAGGCAGAGTGTCTAGACCCGCAAGACGAACAAGGTAAGTGGATGGCTGAACAAAATCCAAATCCAAACCAATCACTAGATGTGATACCATTAGCAGATAGTTTCCTGCGCGCCATGCAGGCAACTGAGGCTATGGACAAAGCGGTGAGTGATGCAGGTAATAGCATCAAGACTTTCCGTATCGGTTTGGAACGCGCTGAACCGCTGAGAGCAATTGCAGATACTGTTACTGATGTGTTGAAGAAACAAGCGGTGCGGGATGCCGCTGCTCAATTCAGAGCAGCAGGAAAGGGTAAACTAGACGAAGCGACGAAGAATCAAATTCGAGAGACATTCGATGTTGCGGCAGAAGCAATGCGTGATGGAACTGACAATGCTTTCGGCAGAGCATTGAAAACTCTTGAGATCAGAGAAGAGTATGCCAGACGCTTGCAAGACAAAACGCAAAAGCGCATCATCATTGATAACATAAAGAGGTCTCGTAAGTTGCTCAAAGAGCAGTCCAAAAACTCAGTTGGATTCTTCGGCGAGACAATGGAAGACATCCGTCAAAACTATTTGATACCTTTCGTGGATAAATTAGACAGCACTTTCTTTGGTAGAATGTTGAAACGATTCGCTATGGATAGATTGAATGACATTCGCAAGGCCGCTGACGAGAGAGCGAAGTCAGCAGAAGCCGAAGCAAGAACAAACAGAGAGGCATATGAGGCAGAAGTCGAAGCGTCTAATGCAGCACAGAATATCCGAATAGCACAAGATGCTGAAGGCGCGAAACTAGTTCAAGAGCGAATGCAAACAGAATATGAACTGGCAAAAGCACAAGGAAATATTGCAAAGGCTGAACAGATACAAGCAGAGCAGCAAGCAATATCTGCTGCGTTAGAAGCCAAAGCAACTCAAGAGGAAAAAGTCACCACAGCAAAAGAACAGTTAGTTCAGGCGAAGATCAGCGGAGATCCGCAAAAGATTGCAGAGGCTGAAGCAAATATGTCTCAGCAACTGTCTGCAAGACAAACTGCGGAAGATGAATTCCAGGCCAAACTTAAAGATGCTGCCAATAGAATTGGTATCACAAATGATGAAATTGATGGAATTTTCATCGAAGCAAGAAAGCGATCTCTAGAACAACTGCTAGACGAAAGTTCGTCTGGCAACGAGAGGATCAAACAACTGTATTCCAATATCGCTGACGCACTTAAGGCAAATCCCGCGCTAAATCAAGAAGATTTATTCCGCCTAATAACAGTAAACAATGGAATGGGAATTAATGAAGGCCTCGTTAGTGAAATTGCTAAAGGCAATCTATCAGTCGATCAGGGAGGACAATTGGTACGAGGTGCTTCACCTGAAGCACCTATGACTGTTCCTCCATCTCCATCTGAATATGATGGATCAACACCAACAGAAGTAGTTCCAATTCCGCTTGGAAGTCCTGAGACTATTGGTGTATTATCGAATCTGCTGTCTCAAACACAAATAATGACACGGCATCTAGAGTTATCTAACGATAACTTGGTAAAGATTGCATTGAATACTGCATACTTACAGAAACCACAGATTGCTGCCACCGCAGCAACTGTAGTTCCAACTCCGACATCACCTTCTGATTCCCTCACAGCAGCAGCACCAAAAGCGATAGATGCAGGACCGGCAGCCGCTGGCTCTGTTGCAGCCGCAGGTGGTGTTGCAGTAACGGTAAACATGAGTGGAGGTACGCTCGGTAGTTTGTTTGCAGATCTTAAAGATCGCGCCATGAAGTTTGGCAGCAAAATCAAAGAGAATATCACAGGGTTTGCTAGTGAAGCAAAAAAGCAGGCAACTACTTTTGCAACTGATCTTGGAAATGCTGTTATTGGTCCTAAAAAAGACGAGGCCCAGGCACAAGCAGACACGGCAAAGGCGGATCAAAAAACAACCGAAGAGGCTGGCAAAGAAACACAAAAACCTGACAATAAACTTGGATTTGTGCAAAAACTATTCGGTGGTGGTATGTTCGATAAAATCAAAGGAGTTCTTGCATCGTTCAAGGGAGGGTTGACGGCTGCTATGAAAGGACTCGCCGAAGGCCTGAAGTCTATGTTTGAAGCACTCGCAGAGGGATTAAAGAAACTTGCGGATGCTAAAGTACTTCAAGGTGCAATCGCTCTTGCAGTTATTGCAATTGGACTTCTAGCGTTTGCAGGAGCCATGTATTTGTTTGGTATGACAAATTGGGGCGGAGCAATGATAGGTATTGTTGTGTTTATTGCCTTTGCAGTTGCTCTTGCATATCTTGCGCCGTTATTAGCACCTATATTGCCGATAATGTTTGTGCTTGCTGATGTTCTGCTTTTAATGAGCATTGCGTTGTTTGTTTTTGCGGCGTCCATGCTTGTGCTTGGTCTAGCCATGCAACTGTTTGCAACTGTTGGACTCGCAGGAGTTGGTGTATTGTTGCTGTTGCTCACGGGACTTGCAATTCTTTCACCCTTTTTGATTCTCGCAGGAATTGCGCTTCTGATTGCTGCGCCTGGATTCTTCTGGTTCGGTGCAGCGTTGTTTTCGCTTGGTTTGGGAATGATGATGTTTGCAAGCGTAGGTCTTTCTTCTCTACCTGTAGTTCTTGCATTACTTGCGGGACTTGCAATGATCGCGCCGTGGTTGGCTCTCGCAGGAGTAGAGTTGATTTTTGCTTCGCTTGGATACTTCATGTTTGGTGCAGCACTTATTGCTCTTGGACTTGGATTACAGATGTTTGCTAATGTTGGTCTAGGAAACATAGCAACTGCAATAGCCTTGCTTAGTATATTAGGACTGCTATCTCCGTTGCTTCTAATTGCAAGCATTTTGCTTGCAGTTGCATCTGTTGGTTTCTTGCTGTTTGGACTCTCTCTGATCTCGCTTGGACTCGGTATGCAAATGTTCATCGGAACCGCAGGAGCAATTCTCCCAGCCATTGCTCTACTGCTTGCACTTGGTTTGCTCGCTCCTCTGCTTTATGCTTCAAGCATTCTGCTGATGCTTGCTACTCCTGGCTTCTTGTTGTTTGGCTTTGCTCTAATGGCTCTTGGAGCAGGACTAGGTGCGTTTGCAGCAAATGCTGCCGGCGTGCTGCCTGCGATTGCTACTCTTGCAGCACTTGCAATGCTCGCCCCATTCTTGTTTGTCGCTAGTATTGCACTTGGATTTTCTGCACCAGGCTTCATCATGTTCGGTATTGCAATGATGTTGCTAGGAACAGGGTTGTTGATGTTCTCTACTGGATTGTTGATATTCTCTACTGCAATCTCGCAGATATCAGAAGGATTGTTGGGACTGCTTAGTATCATTGCTCTGATGCCTTTGATTGCATTAGGGATCGGTGCAATGGTGCTACTTCTCATGCCGCTTGTGCTACCCATGCTGCTTGTAGGTGGTGCGCTGCTACTGTTTGCCTTTGCAATAATGACCTTCTTCAAGGCACTAGCAGGTGGAGCGCAGGCGTCTCTGCCATCGCCAGAACCAGCAGAGGCAACCTACAATGTGGCCAAGATGGAAATTGACAATATGCCTTTTAGTTTCCCCGATTTTCTCATCAATCAACAAGGTGGTGAACCACGAATTGGTGCAGCAGAAACCATAGTGAATATGCTGAACAATGCGGTTCAACCAGCAATCATCAACGCAGGAAATATCAATGATGGAAACGGCAAACTTCGCAACGACGAAAATACCTTCCGCCGTGTTCAAGAACGCTTCTACAACTCTGCTTTGATTTGAAAAGCATCACCTATCAGATTTTTTTTAGAGTTGGCAGCCTACCAGGCTTGATTTTTGAGTGCTTCCACTTACGAGTTCTTTGCATTAGCCGATAGGAATAATCCATTTCTTGAATTTCTCTTGCATATACCTTTATGTTCACTGGTAATTTGTAGTCTTTGATATACTCTAATGCGCGAGAGTCGGCGTCTAGTTCACACATACGCACACGATTAAAAATATCTGCAATTTCGTCAGCGTCTAGTTCTATCTTACCGTCAACCCAATCTTCCATGATATCTTGAGCATCTCTCCCATCCGGCATGGTAGTGATAGTCCATGTAATATCATTAAAGAACCATTGGCTCATGTGTCCAAATTCATGCGCCAACACAGCGAGCCATTTGCTGCGTGGTCGGCCTCGGGCAACTGCTAGTATGCCTGGTGTCTTGTTTTTGGGCGGAGAGAAATATCCTGCTAGTTCTCCTATCGGTTCTCCAATAGCAGCCAAACTCGCGCCTTTCCCCCATATCAGTTTCACATTAGTAAGTTCACAGCAACGCTTCACAACTTGAAGAAATTCTTGTACTCTACGGTTAGTAGTAGTCATAGGTGTATCCTTTGGATTTACTGGATAGTCATACTATACTATATGTACCACAGATATCAAGTACAATTGTAAGATATTTGATATTTTTTGGATGCCAATTCTGTATACCATATGGGGCATCAATTTTTATTTCTGGCATATTTATTGCCATACAATAGTAACTACATAGTAAGTGAAAACATTTTTTCAGTTCATTTCAGAAGTAAACCGCGACTATCGGGCAGAACGCTTAAAACTGTACGGTGGCAAAGATCCAACACCTAAACAGTTGGCAGCACGCAAAAAGAAAGTGCAACGAAATCTGGCAAGACGCAAACTAGAGCAAGATGGCAAAGTAAGCAAGGGAGACGGCAAAGATGTGGATCACAAGAATGGCAATGCCCTTGATAATCGCCCAAGCAATTTGAGAGTTATGGATCGCGGAAAGAATCGTGGTCGAGACAACAACAAGTGGAGAGATGAATGATAAGTTTTAAATCCTATCTCTATGAAGCGAGAGAAAAAACTAAGGGAATAGACTACGAAACAGTCATTGTTACTGCTTGGAACTGCAAACATGAAGGTAAGAATAATTGCAAAGGAACTTCTGCCGTTCCCATCAGCGTTGGTCAGGCGATCATCAAGTCGCTGGAGCAATATGGATTTAAGGGAGGAACCGCTTCAAGAATTGGAAATGATGTTACCCAAGTCACCCCTGAATGGAGTAAGTACTTTAAAGATGGAAAGATTCCTAGCGCAACCAAAACACCAAAGACAGATGTGATAATTGGCAATCAGAGGTGCAGCGTAAAACTAGGCGTGGGACAACTCATGTCTGGTGGCAAAGCAGAAAGTACAGCAACCTTCTACGCCGCTGCAAAGAAAAAGGGTGGCAAAGAGAGCCTCGCAGCGCAAATTGAAAAAGAGATCAAGCAACTTGCAGATTCCACTCTTGCCTCCAAGAAAGGTGAGATCGGACCTCAAATCAAGGCTGGTAAAGACCGAGCGATTGCCCGTGCAGAAGCAGCACACAAACAACTAATGGAAACTTTGCGAGATGCTTTTGCGAATGATACAGGATTTGCCGCAGCCTTTGTACACGAAGCCATGAGTGGAGACATAAAGTTTGGTAGCACATCTCCTGCCAGAGCCAAGTACATTCTGTCCACCAATACAACGGGTACACAGGTAAAACTGTATGACATTGATAATTCAGCGTACTGCGCCTCTGTTGCTAAAAAAGCAAGAGTGCAAGTTCGTTTCAAGACCACCTCTGAGAAAAAGGGTGAAAAGAAAACTGGGTACTATCGCTATTGGAGCGTGGTTTCCCTCATCATGGGCAAAATGGAGGAAGAGTTTGATGCTGCTGGCCCCATGCTTACAGAAGGTGTAATTAGCGGTATTTGGAATAAAATCACTTCATTCGTATCAGAGATTTGGAATAGTATTAGTGGGTGGTTACAAGCCAAGTGGGAAAATCTTATAGAATTTTTTGGTATTGATGTGGATGTGAATTTTGATAACGAAATTGAATTTTGATAAATATCGTCATGAACTAATTTCAATCATTCATTAAGAAAGGCAACTAACTATGAGCAACATCAACAAATCATTCCGCGATTTCCGCAAGAAATTGGATGAACAGGTATATGATACAAATGCCGAATATATTGGAGTGGAAGAGCAGAATGAAGCAGCGGGTATTAACGAACAAAGCGTCTTTATAAAACACTCACTCAACATTGCTAGAAAAACTGTCAAAATGAATGATGTGATGGCTAGAATCATGGGCGGCATGAACAAGAAAGAAGCACATGAGTTTCTTCTGAAACACGGTACTCCCCAAGAAAAGAAAAATGCATCAAAATATCTTGAAGTAGCAGAGGTAAAAGAAGGGGTTGAAGTAGACATTAACGAACTGGAATCTAAAACCAATGTGAAATTGAGCGCAGGAACAAAGGTCAAGGTTCCGCACAAGGGCAAGATGGTCAGCGGCAAGATCGTCCGCTACGATAGGGGTGGCACAGGACAAGCACGACAGCATGGTGGCGGCTATATTGTCGATGTCGGTGAACCCGCAAGCATTCTCGTCCCCGACCACAAGATTCTGAAGGAAGAGATTGATCACATTGAAGAGGGTGTTAACACAGTAGACATTAACGAACAAAACATTACTAAAGTAAGTGAAAACGAAAAAAGTACTAAAACTCTTTACAAATACAAAAATAAATACTATTTGGTGTCCTACCTACAAACTAGTAACAAGACTGTAATTTTTTCAAGTAAATCAGACGGTAGCCCATCATCGTATTCAGAACTGTGGTCAAGCACGGGTAAAGTTGATGCAAACGAGGCTATCTCAGACTTTTTAAAACAGAAGGTAAAGATTGGGTCTATTGAACGCCGCTGGGTAGGGGAATCAAGGCAGCGTGGACTTTCCGCCGCTATGGATAATGCACGAGAAGTTGCTAGAAGAATGGTAAAGATGAGCGATGCTAAACTTAAATCTATGGGTGGGATGGACGATCCAGCAATGGTTGCGTATGGAATGACAAAGCCAAACGCATATAAATTTTTGTTAAAGTACGGAACCGACGAAGAAAAAAGTGCAGCAAAAAAATGGCTAAAATCCAATTCACAATCAGTTAATGAAGATATTTTTCACGAAGTTCGTGTGTTGGATGGTGCAGAAAAATTGATACGAAACGACCCCAGCGGACTCGGTGTAGATATGATTAGTACGTTTAGAAACATTAAGAAACGCTTTGAAACCTCTCCAAAGGGCAGCGTTTTGGTGCTTCAGAAAGAAATCGATCCTGAAAGTATAAATCTAAATGTGTACACCCCCGAACAATTTAATTCTTTGGTACGGGGATTCGCCAAAAAACCTGAAACAAAAATTGGTTCAAAGGGCAGTTGGAGCGGTGGTGAAATAACGGTACTTGCCGTTAATGAAGATATTTTTCAAGAAGCAACTCTTTCAAAATATCTAAAAACTTACAGCCGTGGAAAAGTTGGTGATCGAAAATCAGAAGACGATTCAGAACTTGCTCGAAAGAAACGAGAAGCAGCAGTTCTTCGTCGTGGTGGTGCAAGTCCAGAATCAATTAAACAGGGAGTGAAATGGGGTGAATGGCCAGAACGAGGAGCCGCTATTGCAAAGTACAATTTTTACGACAAAGCCAAGTTCAGTAAACTTATTGGAAAAAAATCAGAACGTCGTGACAAGGAAGTGGCTGAAGCATTTCCCTCACGCAAGCCCGACCAAGTTCATTATGTATTAGTAGTGGACAACAAGGTGGTAGGCAAGGGAAGCAAAGGCGGGATGCGAAACCTGTCCAAAAAGTATGGTGGTTTGCAACCACCAAAGAAGGCTGACGCAGAACACGCTAAAGGTAAGGTCTTTATCGGATATAGTCCAAAACAAATTGGAGACACATATTTCAAAGAGGGTGTCTCTCTTACAAAGGTGAAAGAAGGTGCTGCACTATTTTCTTCGAGTGAATTACGAAATGCCATTGAAGGTTCAAACCAAGAAATCAAAAAACTCAAACAAAGATTAAAAAGTGCTAACGAAAAGGACGCTAAACGAATTCAAAAGGACATCAGCGATTTGGAATCTAACATTGAACACGCAAAAGAAATGCTCAAGGATATTTCATAAATGTACGAATATAAAATTATCGGCATACCAAAAGTCATTGATGGAGATACGCTTGATATAATGTTTGACATTGGTTTCCATGTTCAGATATCGCAGCGATGTAGACTTATGGGCATTGACGCGCCTGAGAGCAGAACCACCGATGCAAAAGAGAAGAAGTATGGCTTAGATGCCAAACAATTCGTGGAAACCTGGTTGAAGCGTCAACCTAAACTTTGGGGGCGCACAATCAAAGACGACAAATACGGTCGTATGCTTGTAGAAATATACGCAGACTCCTCTACCAATTCTCTGAACACGCTGATGATTACAGAGGGATATGCCTGGTCTTATTTGGGTGAAACCAAAGTGAAAGACTTTGCTGCGCTTGATGCCCGCCGTGCGGCCGCTTTTGCTTCGCGCATGGAACCCGCGCATGAACAAAAGGATTCAATATAAAACCACTATCTATTCAAATTTCAACAACACATAAGAATGCAGAAGCACATACCCTAGACTAAACTTACGAGAGAAAACACAATGAATATAACAGAATTATGTACAATTATGGCAGAAGAAGGTAGTGATAAAAGTGATGGTATAGGCGTACCAGCGAAACTCGACGGGGTTATACGCAACTACAACCGTCACAATTATACTCTAAAATATTATTCTTTATTCAACTCTAAAAGAGATGATATAAAGAGAGTATTTGAACTGGGATTAGGTACAAATTACACTGATGTACAATCCAATATGGGTTCGGCTGGAATTCCTGGTGCATCATTAAGAGGATGGAAACGATACTTTAAAAATGCAAAAATTTATGGAGGAGACATTGACACCCGAATTTTATTTACAGAAGACAGAATAAAAACATATTTTGTAGATCAAACAAATATAGATTCAATAAGAAATATGTGGGAGTTAGAAGAGTTAGTAGATGGGTTTGATATCATCATAGATGATGGATTGCATGAAATAAATGCTAATTTAGTATTTTTAGAAAATTCATTACACAAATTAAACAAAGATGGGATCTATATTATAGAAGATGTTCAGTTTTCTAGGATACCCGACTACAGACTCAGATTAAATCAATTAACCCAAAAAATAAATTTTGAATTTGCTGTGGTAGAACTTGAACATTCTAATAATAAATTCGATAATTGTTTAATATTAATAAAAAGAACAGAAATCTAGATTTTATAAAATACTATCCCTGAAGACCCCTATCTTTGGTCTTTCAAATTTTAACAACACAAAGTGATTGATTTTTTTTTCAAAAAGGAGTGTAAAATGCAACTGAAAACACTGAACAACGAATATTGTCAAAACCTGTACGAAAAGTATGTTGTGAAGGATGCAGAGGTGTGGTGTTGGTGATATTGGAATCAAGTAACAGAAGAGTATCTACATAATCAGTACGAGCAAATGCTTCATCGTGAATGGGATTATTCAAAACTAAAAGCCTCTTGGTGGGGCAAGCAATTCAAGGAGTGAACATGGGTCAGATGAACTACAAAAGATTTTTGACCTTATTGGTTGTGACGCTAATAGGTTTTTCGGGAACTCAATCCATTGGATGTGCCTCTCAGCAAAAGAAAATCCCCTCCACAGATAGTGGTGCAGTAACCAAACTCGCAGATGCTGCTCAAGATATCAAACGAGATGTAACTAGCATTGTTGAAGACGCGCAGATCATTAAACAAGAAGCAGATCAAGCAGATGCAAGCATCGACAAAGCATATGATGATCCCACTACCAGTTCAACGGCAAAAGAGAATCTCGATACGGCCATAGACTCTATTGCTCAGATTAAAAACCATAGTGATCAAGTTATTGAAGCGAGTGAGCGCATCGAAACAGAGATAATCAAGATAGAACTTGTCTCTACTCGTATCAAAGATCTTGAAGGGCGTGTCGCCGAACTAGAAAATATCGAAAAAGAAGGCCGTGCTGCTGCCATGCAAAAGTTGTACGGTTATATCACTCTTTTCTGGGTGATTGGTTTCATATTAATTGCTGGTGGTGTAGCATTCGCATTCTTTGCAAACAAACGCCTTGGTATGCTTGCGGTATTCACGGGCGGGCTCATGCTTGCATTTGCAAGCGCAAGTCAATACTATCTGAAAGAGGTAGCATTGGTTGGTGGTATTTTGCTTGCAGGAATGGTACTTGCGGGAGTAGGAATTTTGCTATGGGGAATCTATCAATCGAACCGTAACGCAACAGCCATGCGCGAAGTGATTGAGATGATTGAAATTCTAAAAGAAACCATGACAGATGGAGAGCGTGAGCGTATCTTTGGAGAGAATGGTGTTGCCTCTCATGTGCAAAGCAATTTTACGCGAGAATTGATATCTAAAATCAAAGAGAAAAACGGCTTTAAAAAACTTGAAAAAGCGCGGAATATTGCCAAGTCTGAAAGCCAAACATAATCTAGTTACAGTATCAATTAAAACCTAACCATCGAGCAAGCAGAATTCCAATACAGAATCCTAATGCACAAACGAGAATCCGTTGAATTTGGGTGGATCGCATTTGTTGTCCTCCATGATGTCATTGATCCATGATAGTAACAAATCTACTTGCACTGCTGAGTTCTCGTAGATGTATCCGCGTCTACATGAAAGCGAAGAGATGATACCTACCAGTTTGCCGTGTATATTAAATATTGCACCACCTGAATCACCAAACCATATGGTTCCTTCGTAGCACAGCATTTTCAGATTGAATGGGTCTTCCATTAAGGTTCCGTAGTACCAAAACACACCTAGATTACTTTGCTTTCTGAATCCACCGCCATGTCCAACTGCAATAAGTAGTTCTCCGCGTAACAGAGGACCACTTCCAAGACAAACTGGTTGTTCTGTGCATGGTTCGTGCAATACCAAGAGTGCAGCATCAACTACAAATACATCTCCGTTTTTATAGAGCGGATGCATATGTGTTTGTTCAATACAATAATTAATTCCATTGCACTGAAACCAATAAGCGTCTGTGTCTTCCATGACATGACTAGCAGTAAGTACATGAGTTGGGGATATAAGAACACCACTACCAATTAAATCACCATTGTATTTTAGAATGCGTCCCACCGCAGATTTTTCAGCATCGCTAATGTGGGTAAATCCTCTGAGATACGATGGTGTGGGTAATTTTTGTTGTCTGGAACTTACATCGACACTCGTAGTTCCGACACAGGCTGCAAGCAGTAGTGCCGCAAGCATGGGAAGAGATTGAACAACAGTTCTCTTCATGCCATATATTTATATCTGGCATATAGTTAGAGAGCAAAATAAAAAAATATGTGATTAGTCGTTGTTAAATGTACCACCATCAATAACAGAACAGCATACAGAACCTGCATTTCCTGTGTGGTAGTCGGTGTATGTGATTATGAGATCTCCGTCCTCATTCACTTCGATTGATCCGATACCGATACCCATCTCACCTTGAGGGCCTTGAACACCCTGAACACCCTGAATACCCTGAATACCTTGTTCACCCTGTGGTCCTGCAGGTCCTGGAGGTCCTGGAGGTCCTTGAGGACCTGGAGGTCCTTGAGGACCTGGATGTTCAACAATATCATCATCTGTATTGTTTGAGCCAGCATCTTCGGGATCAAGTAAATCTTTTGCTACGCGAGCAGATATCTTGCCTGCGTTTACTGTTCTGCCATCGGTGAGAGTCACAATCAACTCTCCAAGATCGTTAATGGATAGAGTTTTTACTCCAGTGCCTGTTGCACCGCGCTTCCCATCACGCCCGCGCTTTCCTTCTGCCCCTTGCTCTCCTTTATCTCCTTTTAATCCCATAGGACCAATAGCACCCTGTATTCCTCTAGGTCCTGGTTCGCCGCGAGGGCCTTGAATACCCTGTTCACCTTGAGGTCCTTGAATACCTTGTTCACCTTGAGGGCCTTGGGAACCAGGAATACCTTGCTCACCTTGAGGTCCTTGTTCTCCTTGAGGACCTGCTTCTCCTTTTATCCCTGCTGGACCAATGGGTCCTATTAGACCTACTGATCCTTGAGGTCCTCGCTCACCTTGCAATCCACGAGGACCCATTGAACCATGCAGTCCTTGTTCACCAATTACCCTGCCTGCATTGATGAAAGTTTCGTCGTTTAACAGGACGATTAAATCACCATCTTCGCTTACATAGGCGCCGTCAATACCTACAACCGTTTCTCTCTTTTTTTTCCATAGAGGTCCTTGTAGTGATTGATGAGTTGGTTTCATAGTCATAATGGAAAGTTTTCAGTCTTTTCGTTTAAGTTTCCACAGTGCAGCAGCACCTCCCGAGAGTACTTTGTCCACATTGTACCCGTATTTAGACACAAATCGTTTTATTAATGCTCCATACGCTTTTTCACGGGAATCCCCTTGTGTCTTTGACGCGCTGAATGTAATAAATTGGGGGTTATACTCTTCTATGAATCGTTTTGTTGCGTCCAGCACAGTCGCAAATACTCTGCTTGCACCGCCTTGATCCGTCATACCAAACTTGTAGCCGCGATGAAACAGTAGTTCCCAAGAGTCTTCGTTCAGATTTGTTTGCTCAAATATCACCTCTAAGTCTTCCTTACGCTTTTCATAATTTTGGGGATCTGCGTATCGGTATATTACTATTGGTCTGCCGCTGTGCGATTGCACTTCAGTAGAGTTGATAATTTTCCACGGCTTCTCAAACAGTTCGGTTAGATACGTGCTGAAAGTTTTCATGTGTGTTTGTAAATACTACTTTACGTTTCTAGGTTTAAGTACCCGTCAGGTTTGGGGCTAAGAATGGTGTACCCTTTAAACATTCGTGCAAGTGTGGTTTCCACACGGCTTAAGCCCCGTAACAGCGCCCGATCACCAAGCAGGCTGTCTGTGGGGGCAATAGAAACAGTAACGGTTTTTCTGAAACGATCAATTCGCCCCTGATACGGAGTTCTGTCATGAAAACGCGGAGAAGCGTCTTTTCGATACTCTGGAATGGTGTCGTGAACCACGTCTGTTGCTGATTTCCCTTTTGGAATTTCCCAAATCACCACCTGTCCTGTTTTGTTTACCCACCACAGCAATGGCAGTAGTTCACGGGAAGTGTCTGTGGCACTCAGTCCCCATTTTTTTAGCAGCCACGGCATGGGGTTGTTGTGCCCCACACCTGTGTACTCTACATTACCACTAGGGTCTGCTTCTTTACGCAACCGCTGCACTGTTAACGGATCAGGTTTAATTTTAACTGATGTTCCGTGTTTAACGAGTGGCGTGCGCTTCAGCACTGCTTCGCGGAGATACTGTGAAAACGTGTGTATCATTAGGGGGTTTTTTCTTTAATGATTGCACCATACTCAACACCTCTTGTCGTGAAAAAGTCCTTGTGATCCATGAACCCAAATGTTTCTTGTGCAAAATTGTATACTGTGTTTGGATTGAATTTTTTGGACGAGTACACTTCAAGCGTGATGAAACTGATGGGTTCAACCGATTGAATCTGTATTCCACCCTCTGCCAGAGGAACCCAACCGCTGACTCCTGCCTTGTCAGGATACATCTCAACTCCATTGTCTCGCGGAGTATGAATCACAACAGGTGCGTTTATTCGGATCATTTCCAAGATATCTGGCAGAGTTTCCAAAAAGTGATAGGTGAGTTCAATATTGTTTGCTGTGCTTGGCAAGCATCCGAACATATCAAGCAGATACGAATATCCAAAGGGGGATGGAGTTGTCATGTTTTCTGTTATGCTCATGGTTATGCTCATATATCTGTATTATGTAGTATGTTGCTAGTATAGATATAGTGGTTCACTTTTCAGTATGATGTAAGCCTGAAATGAGGACATACATGGAACATCCCACAAGCAACTGGGAACAAACTCTTATTGGATACGGTATTGAAGTGGGCCTGTTGGTGTCTGGGTTTTTTGGTGCTTTGTTGATGGTGGGGCGTCGCGGCGCTCAACGAGTCATACCAACCATTGTTAGCATTTTGGCTGGTACTGCTTGTGCAAATTATTTAACACCAATTGTGCTTCATTTTGCTCCGATAAGCATTCAAGAAGGCAGAGGCAAATACGCCGCAGCATTCATGATGGGATTTCTGGGTCTGAAAGGCCTGGAACTCATTGTGGACAAGTGGTTCGGAGATAAAGGTGTTAATGCCATGAAAGAAAACTCCGAGCGAATTCGCAAACATAAAGCCAGTTCGTCCAAAACCAGAAAAAATCAATCCCACAATATTACAGAGAATTAAAAATGGACACTACTCTTATCACCGCGGCACAATCATCTGATATGGATACTGCAAAGATTTGGATTAACTTTGCTGCCAATATCTGCTTAACAAGTTTCATGTCAGCATTTTTTATCTTTTTGTTTGGGCGCGATAATTCAACGGTATACAATATGCCAGGATACAAAATTTTAATTCTGAAATTGGGATTGGCCATGTGTGCCGCAGGCGCCTTGTTCAATGCTGGAACCTTGAACAATCCAACATGGGGTGAAACAATTTTAAACAGCGGTTTTTGTGCTTTGTTTGGTTGGAGTGCTTGGTTTCATTATAAATTATTCGTGAAACCTTGGCAAGAGCAAGAAACAGCAAAGCGGTTAGAAGAGGTCATAAAAGCAAGCAAGTCAAAGCGAAAAGCACCACGCAAAATTGCCGCAAAATGATGGTTTAACAACACAGTTAAACATAAAGCGCATCATTGGAGTTTTTAATGGCTAAAACGTATTCGGCCGCAGAACTTACACGAATGCAGGAACTGGGTTCGGCTTGGATTTTTCGTCGGGCACTGAATGATAACGTGACTTACCGCAACGGCGATGATATTGTTGCAGATAAAAAATATAGTGAACTGCTGCGGTTGTATCCGGCATTAAATGATCAGAAGATTCGTAAAGTGTGGATTAATAACTATTATGCACAGCAAAAAAGAATTTTAAAAGAATTTTCTGCTGCGAGTTTCAGTGAATTCACTAGAGAAGGTGGATTCATGAATTTTATTAGTAAACTCATTTCTGAAAAATTCAAGATTTCTAAAAAAGATTCTTGGAATCCGGCAGATATCTGGTGCGTGAAAGACGAAACCAAAGTCATAAAAACCATTAAAGACGCCATGAACAAAAAAAACGGCATGGCAACAATAGTTGAACTGAATACACTGATGCGTACCCTTTATGCTAAAAGAGTATTGGTTGGCATATCACTTAAATTGATTTCTAGTACAGAAGCCAAATATGAAGAGGTTAACCTAGACGAATCACTATTTCCTGACGTAAAAGACTATAATTTTAATGTTACAAGTTTAAAGTGTTCTCTTGGACTGAAAAACAAGACGAAATTCGAAACACAAGACACTCGTGTTGTTGTTGAGTCTTTAGAAAATGGAAAGAAACAACTTTTCGATTTTCAGATAAAACCAAATACAACATCTGGATTTGCGAATTTAAAGTTTGAACCCACAGTTTCAAGTGCATCCAAAGCAAGACTTGGAAAAACACCACTGGACAAATTGGCCGAACTGTTAAAATCGTATAATATTGGATTTGTAAACACGTACAAAAACTATCCTATGGATTTAGACGCATTCAACAATAAACAAATAATTGATGGTGCAAAAAAGTCGTTCAACCACATTAAACAAAAGGGTGTTGATGTGGGTAGTTGTAAAAATGCCGATGAATTTATAAAAAATTGCCAAAAAGTTTTTACCGTTGAACCACATATTGCAACTTCCAAATTAATGCAAGTTGATTTCCTGTATCACACAACAAGACTATCTCCAGAAAAAATGGATGATTTGTTTACTGATATGAGTTTCTTAGCGCAGAAAAAAGGTAGAGAATTCGGTCCATTCGGAAAATTATACTAACTGTGTTCTGTGGTATCACTCCTGTTTAACACACCCCACCGAACACCCAAAGCATTGATCTTTTGCTGGAAGTGAACGGTGAAATGCCAAAACACACCAAAGGCCGAGGTTGCCTGACCTGAGGCGAAACACATTATTAACAATAGAAAATGGTACAAATGCCAAAAAACTGTGGCCGAGGATGGTGTAGAAACGCATTAAATGCATTGTTGAGTGCCTGGGCGCACAGTCGGGCTAGGAAGGCCGCAGCACACGGCGGCCAAAAAAAACCGTGCCCCACGCATAAGCGCAGGGCACGGCACTGTGTGGCTGCTCTCTAAGCACCACTCATTCATCCTAGGCTTCATAGGCCCAGTTGAAGATTTATTTGTCAGTCGTCACTTTTTGTGGCAAGCAGCACTTGGGACCAAAGTTGAATTGCTGCGTTCTCTTCATCGGTGAGACAGGCAGGATCAACCCGTGACGAATAATAGGTTTCCAATGCTGCAAGAAGCACAATGAAATCTTTCTCTTCTATAGGCATGCCCAGACGATTGCGCTCGGTAAATTGATCAAAGCGCACACGAAAGCCTTCAAGAAAATCGGACAAAGAGGTGGAACTGTGTTGAATTTTGTTGTTCATGTGATGTGTGTGAGAGAGGTGTAAATCTGGCTTTGAATCAACGCACCGTGCGTTGTGATGGTTTACCCGTGGCAAAGCAGTCAGCAAAGCGAACCATGATGGTGCGCGAAGTGGAACGAGCAATCATACCCTTGGCAAACGATGCAGCAATTTTGCGAGCAGACATCGTTGGTGTATCCAACCGATCCATGAAATCTTCACTTTCGGTGCGCCCATCAACACCAACAACATAGTATTCGTCAAAGGCCTCATGCGGCATACAACATGATCCTTCGTGGTTCATTTGTGCAACTGCTGATTCTTGCATTTGTAAAGATGAAGAATACATTTTCACAAAATTCTTTGCCCGGCAAAGTGGTGTAAGAAAGAAACCGTATACGCGAGCACCAGTACGATCTCGCAGATAACGGATAATGACATTGGTAGTGAATTGGTCAGTGGTCCATGTGGCGCGGGTGTTTGTGAAAGAATACTGACGAGATCCCCAACGCAGCACAATGGCCTCGCGGCGATCACGGCCTTGCGAATCCTTTGTGTAATTGTGTTGGTCATCAGACGATGCTGCATGAACGCCAATGTTGCGTGAGGCCTCGCCATCAGTAAGCACAGCAAGATTCACGATTTGCGCGTTTGTACGCTTGCGAAACGCCTCGGTTAAATCAGCACATGCCAGCAATGCTTCATTCAGCGGAGTTCCTTTCAAGGTTAATGCATCTGGTGGGCGAAAGCCAGGCGCAAGCGTGTACAGATACTCTGATTGGTAGTAACCACCTACCTGCGGATTAATCTTGTGCGCTTCTGGACGCAAGATATCAGTGAAAGGCTTATACCCGTTAATCGCCATGACAGCGATCAGGCCGCGCACAGCATCATGGTGATCAGCGCGAGACATGCCATCACGCAAAAACTGCACCATGCGAAAACCAGCAGGGGCCAAGGTGCCAGGCACCTGGTGAGTAACTTCGTACTTTTTGGAAAGGGAATCGAATGTGATATCCTCGTTTGGTTTCCAACCGCTCACGCAATCCGAGAATGCATACACTTCGTATGGCACTCCTGTTTTGCGGCAGAATTCCACCAAACACAGTACTTGGCTCAAAACTGATCCCAACACATCGGACATGGAACC